CAGTCGGCCGCCAGAGGCCGATGCCTCCGGCGGCCAGCAGCTCGGCCATACCGGCGAGGAGTGTGATGGTGGGGCCGCTCACTCCAGCGCCCTCCGTAGCTGCGCGGCCACGATGTCCCGCACCTCTTGGCGGGAGTCGTTGAGCGCGGACTCCAGGAACTTGGCGCGGCGGCCCGGGGCGTGCCGGAAATCCAGCCGCTCATGCTGGACCGGGGCGTATGGCGTGTCGTAGGCGATCGCGGACTTGAGTAGAGCCTCGTCCACGGACGCGGTGCCGGAGCGGACGAGCGCGCCCTCGTCGATCGGGGTCCGGTCGTTGGAGATACCGAGGACGTGCTCCGCGCCCATCAGCAGCCCACGAGCGGCGGCGGCCCGGACCTCCGCAGTCGCCGCGGCCCCGTCGAATCTCAACTCGGCACGCGGCATGGCGGCCTCCTATTCGAGGTTGACCTGTGTGTTGGACGGGACCGGCAGGCTCCCGCCGTCCGCGCGGTCCACGCTGATGACGGTCGTCTGCCGGCCGTCCGGCAGCGTCACCCGGGAGCCGGGCGGCGGCCGATGGCCCGGGGTGGTGATGTACGAGGCGCCGGACACGGTGTCCGAGCCGTCCGGGCCGCGCACCATCCGCGCCTGCTCCGAGAGCAGGCACCGCACCTCCACGGGCGGCCCGTACACGTCCCCGTAGGCCCCCGATCCCTCCAGCGGCTCCACGGTCACGACGTGCTGCCACAGAGCAGCGGGGATCATGTCCACACCGTCCGGGGCAGTCCGAGCGCGTCCAGGATCTCGGCAGCCTCAGCCGTCAGCGCAGTGTCGTCCTCCACGCGGGTGCCCGCGTCCGGCCGGGAGAGAGACACCGGGCCCGCCGACACGCTGGTCCACGGGCCCAACTCGGTGGCCTCCGTCTCCCGCTTCGCCCACGCGGCCGCCTGCGCGCACGTGGCGTCCCGGAACCCGTCGAGGACATCCGGGTCATCCGGGTATCCAGAGGCATCCGTGTCGTACACCGCCGCGACCATGGCCCGGTCCACCAGCCGCGACGCCCGCGCCAGCAGCCGGCCGGCGTTGTCCGGCGCGGGCTGCCCCGTGTACGCCTCCAGATCCGCCGCGGTGGCGTAGACGCGGGCCACGACTCACCCCTCCCCGAACCGCTCGATCAGGGCGTCCTTTGTGGACGACTCGGCCTCGTCGCGGTCCATGCCGCGGGCGACCGCGTAGTCCACCCATGCCGACTTCGGCGCCGACTTCGCCGGCCGCTCCGTCGGCTGCGGGTTGTCCTCCGCCGCCTGGGCGGTGGCCTCCCGCGCGTCCGCGCCCGTGGTGAGCACCTCCGCGGCGAGTGCGGACTCCTGCGCGGCCTGCTCCTCCGGCTCGCCCGGAACCGGACCCGGGTGGATCGGGGCCGGCGGCGCGGCGTGGATGCCCGGCGCCACCACGCGCGAGCCGTGCGGGTTGGCCTGACCGGCGTTGGTCGGCGGGAGGAAGTCCTCCGGCTCCGGGTCCACGGCGGCATCCCGCAGCCGCGTACCGAGCTGTTCGGTGCCGTGCTCGCGCGGGTCCGCGGGCTCCGGCGGCGCCGGGGGCTCCGGCGCCTTGCGGTCGATGCCGTACCCGGCGTTGCGGCAGTAGGCGATGATCCGCGGGTCGTCCGTCTCGGCCCGGCCGTCCTCGAAGCGGAGGCCGCCGGGCCCGTCTCCGGTGAACCCCTTCACGGGGCTGTAGATGGTGGTCACGGCGTCACATCCACAACCTGGACGTCGCGCAGGACCGCGGCGGCCTTCGTGGCCTTGAGCGCCACGCCGACCGGCCCCATTTCGACTTCGCCGGTCTTCACCGCGCCCGGGGTGGAGAAGTCCGGCAGCCACTGCTGCACCAGCCGGCCGCCGACGGTGCTGATGCCGTGGAAGCCATCCAGACCGATCCTCACGGCGTAGATGTCCGTGGTGCCGGTGGCCGGGTCGGTGGGGATGATCGGGTCGTTCGTGCCGGGCTTGGCGCCCAGATCGATGAGGGGGATGCCGCGCCACGCGGTGACGGTCTGCCCGAACGCCTCCAGCTCGGTGAGCTGGCTGGAAATCTCGGCGATGGTCTGGAACGCGGACAGGGCGTCCTCGTTCATCAGCAGCGCGTTCGGGCGCCCGTCGAGCTTGTTGACCAGCTTCCGGACCCAGGTCATGGCCTGGATGCCGCCCATGCGGTCGGTGACGGCGGACCAGTCCGCGCCGGTCCCGGTCACGTTGATCTCGGTGGACGAGCCCGCGAGGGCCTTCGAGAGGCCGTCGAACGAGTTCGCGTTGACGGCGGAGTCGCCGTTGATCACCGCGTCGCTGAACGTGGCCTGCGCGGCCTTGATCTTCTGGCTCATCTGGAGCGCGACCTCGCCGGACGCCGCCGGACCGAGCTGCGCGAGCACGCGGTCGATCTGGAAGCTACCGCCCAAGACCTTGAGGTCCGTGGTGTACCGCTGGCGGGTGACTTCCTGCGGCGCGTACTCCGCGTTGATCGCACGGAAGGCGGCGGTCGGCTGGGTAACGAGCCGGGTGTACCCGTAGGTGAGGGTCGCCCCGCCCCCGGCGGGGTTCACGACGTCGTCGAAGACGAGGTTGTCCAGCAGCCAGCTCGACTTCCGGAACTCGTCGATCACCTGGAGGTCGATGTCGTCCTGCGTGTTGAGGCGCGCCTGCGCCAGAGTCACGGGCATGTGGTGCTCCTAAGAGATCAGCCGCCCAGACGGGCGGCGATGGCGTCGTGCAGAGAGGTGGGGCGCTTGGATGCACCGGGCCCGCCGGTGAAATCGCCCCCGCCCCGCCGCGGCGCCCGGCCGGCGCGGAGCATCGGGTTCGCGTCGATGGCCTCGGTGATGGCGGCCTCGACCTCGCTGTTGAAGTTCTCGGGTTTCGACACGTCGATGGAGTCGATGCGGTCGCAGAAGCTACGGGAGTCCAGCAGTGCATCGGCGTCCGCTCCGAGACGCACGGCCGTCTTGTAGACGTGCAGCTCGATCTCGGCGGACACGGCGCGCTGCTCGGCCTGCTGGAGGGCGGTGCGGGACTCGGTGAGCTGCTGGGTGAGCTGCTCCGGCGTCGGCGGCTTGTCGGCTTCGATGCCGACGGCCTTGGCGATGGTCTCCAGCAGCTCCTGCCGCGCCTCGTTGGCCGCGTTCTGCTTCGCCACGACGCGGGACTTCCCGGCCTCCTCGCGGGCCTCCTTGATGACCTTCGCGACGTCCGGCGGCAGGGACTCGACCTTGCCGTCCCACTGGAAGCCGGCCCACGGGTTGTCCGGAGCCGGTCCGGACTGTCCGGAGACGTCTCCGCGCTGGTCACCGCTGCCTCGTCCGGACGATCCGGACCCGTCACCGGATGCGCCGCCGCTGGGTCCGGACGCGCCGCCGTCCCCTCCGTCCCCACCACCGTCGGCGTAGACGATCGGAGAGAAAGGGCCGTGGCCGTAGGGGTGCGCCCAACCGGAGCCGTCCAGGCGGTGGCGGGCGAGAGTGCGTGTACGCATGGTGGTGTGCCCTCCCGGGGCATGGTTGAGGCCCGCTCCTGGCGGGCTCAGGGGGTGGCGCGAGCGGTCAGCGGCGCTCTTTCGCCTTCCAGCGCTTGCTGTTCCGCTCCAAGAACGTGATCTTGGTGACCTTGCCGGCGGGGCCGACCACCTGCAGGGTGTGGATCTCCGCCCCGTCGCTGTCGTGGGTGATGTTGTGCAGCCATGGAAGGCCGGACTCGCGCGCTTCGCGGACCTTCTTCCGGAACGCTGGCGAGACGCGTTGCAGCACACTGTCGTGCCCTTCGGCACCCGTGTCCGGCATAGCTGTGACGCCCGGCGAACTGCCGATGGCCTTCCGGCCCATCGACGGGTCTCCGAACGCCTGCGCGCCGTCGGAGTCCAGGTGCGCGGCGTGCGCGACCGGAGTCTCCCCGGGCCTCGGCGGCGGCAGCGTCCGCTCCGCCTTGCGGATGGCCTGCTGGTCTCGGTGGCTCTGTGCCTGGCTCACTGCCTCACGTGCCCGGCGTGCTTCGTTGCTGAACCAGGAAGCGTCCGGCTGCCCGTACGGAGACTGCCCGGCCTTCTGGGAGAACTTCTCCGCCGCATCGGCCGCCGCCGCCCAGTCATCGGGGTCGCGACTGCGCCGGGCCTTCTCCAGTGCCTCGTTGACGGCGGCCCGCTCTGCCTCGACCGCCGCCGAGTACTCGCGCTGGCCTACCAGGGTTTCCCGCGCGTACTCAGCGTCGGCGATCTGTTGCTCCTGCTGCGCGACCTCACGACGGGTACGGGCGGCCACCTCTGAATCGCCAAGCCCCTGCGCCTCCCACTTGGCCAGTAGCTCCCGCTCGGACGCCACCCTCCGGCGCAGGGCTGCCACGTCGTCATCCGATGTGGCGAACCGATCGCTGCCTGGGCGGAATCCGCGCTGCATATCGCGCGGCTGTGCTTGCCGTGGCTGCTTGCTCTTCTTCCGCCCGGCTGCGGCCAGCTTCGCGAACGCCTGCGCACCGTGCTTCCTGCGGCCGATCCACGCGGCGAGTGCCTCCGGGTCTCGCGCGCCCTCCTTCGCCAGCTTGGCGACGAACGCTTTGCCCATGGCTCCTCCTCAGCGTGCGCCTGTGATCTGTTCCCGGTGGCTCTTGCGGGGGAGCCCGGTGGACTCGGTCAGGTCGCGGATGCGTGCCTGGTAGGCACGGACCTTCGCGTTCGCGCGGCGGCGGGCGGTGTCATCGAGGGCCACGGCGGCGCGGCGCTTCCACGCCCGCACCTGCCGCTCGTAGTACCTCTGCCGCTGGGTGTCTTCGTAGGTGGCCCGGTCCTCCACCGGCTCCGGCCGGCGGGACAATCCCGGGAAGTACGCGGCCACGCTGTGCCGGCAGTTCGGGTGCAGCAGGCCCGCGGCCCGCGCTTCGTCCAGCGACCCGGACACCCGGACGCGGACCATGCGGTCGTCCTCCGTCGCGTGCCGCACCTCCACCTCACGCGCACCCGCCGGGCCGTCCCGCAGCAGCACGCGGCCCTCCCATGGGCGGCAGAGCGGGCACTCCTCCGGCGCTTCGGAGACGCGGACGAGGTCGATCCCGGCGGCTCCGAGCCGGTCCGTATGCGCCTGCACCGCCGCCCGGCCGACCGCCGACCGTACGGCCATCTCGGTGTAGGACACCATGTCCCACCCGCGGCCACGGGTGTCCACGAACCCCGTGATGCCGCGCCGGGCGAAGTCATCCAGAGCCCTCTGCGCGGCCTGCCGTCTGGTGTTCGCCCCGGCCAGCGGAGCGGCTGAGGCACGGGCCACCACGTCCCGGTACGCGTCCACGGACACGCGCAGGATGCGCCGGTGCACGGGCCCGGTCTCCGCGGCCACGGCGGCGGCGAGACGGTCCACGGCCGCCCCAGCCGGGATCGCCTGCGCCGCCGCCGCGGCCTGCCCCACACCCACCGCGCCCAGCTCGGCAACGGCGGCCTGCTGCCCTCGCTCGTACGCCGCGGCGAGCGCCTCCGCTGTGGCGGTGCTGGCGTCGGCGGCGAGGGCGTCGATGACGGCCTGGATCGCGGCGGACAGGTCCCCGACCGCGCGAGCTTTCAACTCCACCCATAGGGGACTGTCGATGCCCTGCGCGATGGCCTGCCGGATGCGCTCCAGCAGCACCAACTCGACTTCCTCGTAGAGGGCGGCGACCGCGCGAGCCAGATCCTCGGCCATCGCGGGGGAGACCGGCACAGCGGCTCACCCCCTTCTACGGCAGCGCGCCGTCCTGCATCGGGTCCGGGACGGCCTGCCCCGTCTCGGCGAGGATGCGATCAACCTCTTCCCGGACGTCGGTGTCCTCCCAGTCCGGATGCAGCATCCGTACCTTCGCCTCGGTGCTGATGGCGGTGGCCTGGGTGAGGAGCGCGAGGGTCTCCGCGACGGTGCGCGGGTCCTCGCTGACGGAGTCGCCGAACTCGATCCTCGGCCGCTCCGGGGTGACCTTGGAGAAGCCGAGCTGCCGGTCCATCATGAGCTGCACTTCGAGCATGTCGGCCAGCGGCGGCGTCCAGTACCGCGCCTTCTTGTCCCGCGTGATCATGGACTTCCGCTCACGGGCCACGACCTCCGTCGCGGTCACCGCGGCGTCCCCGTCCATGCCGAACGACTGCGGGCTGTACCCGGCGAGCTTCACGGCCTGCCGGACGATCGCCTCGGCTGTGCGCGCGTGCTCGTCCACCCTGATCAGGAACTGGTTCTGCGTGATGCCCTCGCCGCTCGTCGGTGAGGCGTTCACCGCAGCTACGACCTCTTGGTCCAGGTCGAACCACGCGCCCAGGCCCGGCCCGTTGGAGTTGAGGTACCCGGTGGGGACGATCAGCCGGGCCCTGGCCAGCCGGATGTCCCGCAGCCAGCTCGTCCATGTCTCGTCCAGCGCGTGGAACAGGTCGTGCACGCCCTGGTAGTCGGACCTGCCGAGGTGGCTGCTGCGGTCCTGCCGGTCCGGGCCCATGTTCCGCACGTAGGCGGCCGTCAGGCGGTCGATACCCGTCTCGATGGTCTGCCCGTCCCCGGTCGGGGTGAGGGAGTCCACCAGATCAGCCGTCTCCGGATCCTCCGTCAGCGGCACCGCCCGGCCCAAGTTGGTCTCCGTGCCCTCGTACAGGGCGTGGAGGATGCGGCCGGGCTCGTGCCGCTCCAGGTGCCGCAGCACCCGTACGCCGTCGTGAGCGACCTCCCGCCAGAACGTGACGGCGGACAGGATGCCGCTGCGCCACTCGGGGACCGCGGTGTCGGCATGGTGCACGGTCAGCAGCGCCCGCGGGGCCAAGTCCGCGTTCCAGGTGACGCGCAGGTACGCGCCGCGCAGGGCCGCGCACACCTCCGCCGCCTCCAACAGTGTGTTCGCGAGCCCGCCGGCCTCTGCCAGCTCGTCCAATCGGGCCTGCGTCTGCGCGTTCTCCACGGTCAGCGTCGGCGGCTCGGAGAACAGCAGATCCGCGCTGGTGGTGGCGATGTCCCCGGGCAGCGGCACATGCAGGGAGTGATCCGGCACGTCCAGCCGCCGGGGCCGCTCCCAGAACCGCAGCCGGCGGCCGCGCTGCTCCACCTCAGCCGCCCGCGGCTGGTAGGCGCGGCGGATGCGGTCCCGGTCGCCGGAGTACCAGGCGTCATCGACGGCCATGGCGTCGAGCGCTGCGGCCATCTCCGGCGGCGGCCAGGGGGTGTTGTTCTCAGGCAGCGGCACCGTCTCCCCCTTCCGCTGGCGGCATCCAGCCGAGTCGCTTCAGCGTCTCTGCGGTCTTCTCGGGCACGGTGACGACCGTCTCGCCATCCACTTCGGCCTCATGGACTACGACGTCGAGCACCAGCCGGGGCAGGTCACCGACCTCGCCCTCCAGCTTCAGCCCGCGCACGCCGCGCACCTTCTGGCCGTCGATGAAGACCTCTCCGCGCCCGATCTTGTCGAGGCTGATCCGGGCGTTGCGTGCGCTCATGCTGCGGCCTCCAAGTCGTAGTCGATCAGGCCGCGCCACTCGTGCGCGACGGAGTGAACGGCGTAGCGGAGCGCGTCCGCACTGTGGTCGTCGGTCTTGAGCGGCTTGTCCTCGCCGCGCTCTGCCGCACGCTCGTCCCACGCGTAGCCCGGCAGCTCTCCGAGGAGGCCGGTGCAGGAGCGGTGGATGCGCAGCAGCCCGGAGCCGAGGGCCACGGACACGCTGCGGATGCCGTCCAACACGTCGTTGATCGCCGGGGCCACGTTCGGCACCCGGTCCGTCCACAACTGGTTCATGAACGACGCGGCGGACGGGTCCACGAAGATCCATTCGGGCTGCACGCCGCGCGCCGCGCCCTGCTCCCCGGGCCGCCGCACCGAGGCGAGCCACTGCCGCACGTCCCGGGAGTACTCCGCATCGGTGAGCTGCCGGTAGGCGGTCGCGGAGTCGTGCCGGTACTCGGAGACGACGTACAGATGCTGGTCCTCCCCGAGCCCTAGCAGCACCGCACTGAACGGGTTGACCGTGCCATAGTCCACGCCGACGGCCAGCCAGCGCCGCATGTACGGGAGGAGGTCCACGACGTGCCGGTCCTCGTCGAACATGTCGTAGACCGCGCCCTGCGCGAGGCACCACTCGCCCAAGATGAAGCGACGGCGCCAGAGGCCGACGTACTGCGCTTTCAGCCGGGCCACGAACCCGGGGTCCATCGACGGGTTGTCGTCCAGGGTGAAGTGCCAGTGCCTCAGCCCCACCTCGTCGGCGCGGAGGATGAACTCGCGGCGCAGCCAGTGGAACGGGCCGTCCGGGTTGGTCGTCGCCAGCAGCCGGGACTGGTTGCCGACGCGGAGCCGGGACAGCAGCATCATCCAGAAGCTGTGCGGGACGAGGGTCGCCTCGTCCACGTAGGCCAGAGCCACGGTGCTGCCTCGGATGCGGCCTTCCGCGCGGGCGTCGCTTGCGCCGATTAGGTGGACGGTGCGGCCCAGGATCGTCGCCGTCGTGGAGCCGGTGGTGTGGTGCACGTGCCGGGCGAGCGGCCCGAACAAGTGCGTGCTCTGGAGCGGATCGAGGAGGTTCCGCTCGATCGTCTGGAGCGTTCGGCCGACGATGACGATCAACCCGTGGTCGGGCGCGGCAACGAGCCGGATCAAGAACGCGATCAACGACGCGATGGTCTTCCCCGAGCTGACGGCCCCGGACCACAGGGCTATCGGCGCATCCTGCGACTCCACGATCGACGCGACCTGACGGCGGGACAGCGGGAGCGGGACGTCACGGAGCATCACCGTCCCCCTCGCCGTCGGTGGTCTGGTGCTCGCGGTAGACCGCGCTCAGGCCGGTGAGGAGCTGACCGACCATGCCCTTCGCGGCCTCCACCCCACCGTCGTCCTGCGGCGGCACGAGCTTCAGCGACCGGTCGATGGCCATCCCGGCGGCGGCCATGAGGTTCTTCTTCGCGTCGGCCGGCGGCTCGGGTAGCTCGCGCTTCTCGAAGGTGTTGTCCTTGCCCCCGAAGTTGAAGACGACGCTCGGCTGCCAGAGCTGCTCAGTGAGGCGCTCCGCGTCGGTCTGGAGGGCTTCGGCGAGGATGGCGCGGCGTTCGGCGAGGTCGGCCATGCGGGCCTTGGTGGCGGCCTCGGTCCTGGCGCGGTCGAAGGAGAGGTTCAGCTCGGCTGCGATGACGCTCACGGT